GCAGGTGCAGTCCCAGCATTGGCATGCAAAGAAGTGTTTGTGTTGAGCACGGCACTGGGAATGAATGTGAACAACACTCTTCCAGTATGAAACTTAGACTTAGCAAATGTAATACGATATCTAAGACTACCTGTCCAGTACTTAAAGAACTGAGCAAAATACATGATAGAACTAGGTTGGTAGAAATTGGCCACCGAAGAAAACTCAGGCAGCGATATATTCCCACCAGGAAGTGTAGCACCCTGTGCACGGAACCACATATGCATAGGACAAACAGCACTCGCATAAACTGTGGCCCCATGTGACAGAGTATTCGGCAAAGTGCCCCTAAAGATCTGACAGTAGCGCGTGAGAATGGTGTCGAAAGCCATCTCATCCACCTCACTGCCACCACTCTTGGGGTCAACTGAAACCTGGTTGGACTGAAAGCCCCCGACAGTAACAGCAGGGGCAACTACATCAACAGCATGCTCAAAGAACGTAGGCACTCTCAAAGTGCGAGTAACAGCAGACAAATCAACGGGTTTAGAAAATCCAAAAGCAGCAGCTGCCTTACTACTGGCATTCAAAAACCAAGCAGCGGGCCCTGTAAAAGCACGCAAGCCTGGCAAATGGTTACCAACAGCTCTAGCAAACTTACTACTAGCCTCCAAAACACCGGAGGCTGCCCCTGAGGAAACAGCCTCAGAACGCGACAAACTACCAGCCTGTGGAGTAACCACAACTGTGTCAGTAACTGGCCTACGACCAATCAACTGAATGTCCTCCATATGCAAAAACACCTTGAATGAGGGCGCCGCAGAAGAGGTAAGCAAAGGAGTCGGCAAAACTTGTTGCAAGCGGAAAACACCAGTAGACTGATCTTCACTAGTGCTACGGCCCCAATACTCAACCTCAGCCATAAACGGAACACGCAAGACTGACATGGTGTTGTCTGCCACATTTAACCTAACATGCGGCAAATTAGTACAAGCAAAAGGAACATTTGTTCTATCATATGCAACACCAGTACCATACTGAAAACATGAAACCAACAAACCCTGGTGAAAAGGATTGGCACTGTGCTGCACCGTAAAAACCAGGGTGGCACGCAGCCCCTCCACTCCTCTCAAACGGTCCGCAAAGAACGGAATGAGAGTAGCAAATTGAGACCACTGCGCAGACGTGCTAAACAAAGAACCAACAGTACTAGACAGATTACCAAGGCCAATCAAGGTCGGACGGCCCAAGTAATTCTTCACATCCTGCATGTCGTCACCAACACTATAAACACCCGAGTCAACGACCTGCGCTGGAACAGCGCAAATAGGAGCCTCATCGGAAAACATGACGCCGGCATTATTCTCAGTAACTCCAGAAGTCACCGATAGCCCCTCAACAGCGTCACACTCTGAAACCAAATTAGGTAAATTTATGTCCTTATCCAAAATTGAAGCGTGTAAACTATGAACTGAAAGTGTCTACACAAACACCAACAGTCGTGTTCTCTCTCTGAATCCTCTGAGTAGTAACGGTAGCCCCTCCTGACACAGCCTAAGTGCCGGAACACAATATGTACACAAAAGCTGCCGTATATACGGCTCAATACCAAAGATCTGTACGTGCGAACACGACCTCACGGGCGTGCTCACGGGTATGGCACGGCAAGCTAATGCCATGCTCAATGGCCCACTCGAAAGCGGGCCGCGTCAACCGATCCCACTCACTTGCCGGGTGCATTGCGGCCTCCTCAATCAACCTCTCAAGGTTGGTTGCGACCTCCTGCAAACCAGACCTGTTATTGCGGAACCAATATGGGGTGTATAAGAAGCTACCCTCATCAAGGGGAGCCACCCACCCACCTGGGGCATCGCCATCCTGTACTATGCCTCTCTTGAGAAAAGAGACGTCGGACAGGGTGGTGGTAGCCACAAGCTCACCATCCTTCTTCTCCGATGTGTACACCAGGTCGAAGTCCTCAGCCATGTGCGTTGCCACAGTGACCTGATTGAAGACTTCGGCCACGTGGTCTGCCACGGAATTGAGGTTGTCATCGCCGTACGTGCACAGGTACGCATTGGACCACATGTTAATGTAGTCCCCTGTCGTCTTGGCATACACGGCGGTGAGAGTGATGAGGCTGTACAACGAATTGACAGCCGTGGTCAGGGGGTGCCCAGATGGGAGCGACTTGTTCCACTGCACAACACTGGTTGCAACGCCGCTCTCACCGGACAAATGGCGTGAGTGCACCAGGTCCTCGAATAGGACTGTGCGCACGAGATCGTCCTCCTCTTGCCACTCGGGATTGTTGTGACGGTACCACCTGTTCATGTAGTCCAGGATGGCACCGTGGATGTATGGCTGCTCTGACGAATCAAAGCCCTTGAAGTCACCAGCGAAGCACTTGACGTGCCTTGCCATGTGATCTCCAAGCTTGTGCCACTCGGTGTAGGTGTTGATACCTGGAGCCATGCCTGAGTCCGTGTGGGTCTCAAACATCGACACCAGAAAAGCGTAGAAGTACATGCGCACGGCTATAGTGTACGAGACACTACAGCCAGAGATCAAACGCGTGGCACCCGATGCCACCTTCTCTGGGGTCCTCAACTCATCCTTGAGGAAATCCGTAGCGATGTGGGCCAAACGCTGCCCACTCTTAGCAGCTGCAATGATGCGCTGCACCGCCGCCTTCAAATCTTCCCAAGCTGGCCCTGCCAGCACATAGTCCTCGGCAGTGCCAAAGAATGCGTGCTTACCAGTGCCATACTTCTTGGACCATGGAAACCCCGACGACGTATCGCGGGGCACCTTCTTGCCCTTGAGGCCCTCAATGCCAATGACGGCCTCCTCAACTGTTAAGATGGCGCGAAACGCCCTCTCCGACAGATCAAAGTGCCTGCGCGTGGCCATAGCCACAATACTCTCCAAACGGGCCACTGGCTTGTATACCAGTGGACTCTGATATCCAGACACAGCCTTCACCATGGGAAACACAATCTTGCCCAAATTCGCGTCATAAAAGGGCCTCAGCTTTGCTGGCAGGCGAGCTGGCTCACCATGCCCCTCATAACCTGACAACTTGAGCTTGGTCTCAACAGGCAAGCTCACTCCAAACTCCTGTGGCACCTTGCCAAGGGGAATGAAGGAGCCGGCAACAAGGCCAGTCTGCTCATGTGCCAGCTTCTGCTCAGGAGTCAAGGGCTCAAGCCCAATGCCTGAAGCAGCAAGATCCTCCTCGAACTTGTCTTGAATCATCTTGTGCCTGCGGCACTCGTCCTCCACCATCTCACGACAGAGGACCGTGGCATAACCACTCCTCGAAAGGAAGTCGGTCTTGCCAGCCACATGCACACCCAGTATGCATCCATTCCAGTAGCGCGCCTCTGCAATCATCAAAGGCGCACCACAGTCACCTGCCTCGGTCGGAGCCTTGTACTTGAAATACGCTGCAATGGATGCACCGCTCGAATACACGAGATTCTCACCATACACGCACTCATTACTCATGAATACGTGCCGGTCAAGATCGTGCATCGCACCAATCTTGCGGTAGCGCGCCACATCAAGGCGCACGGGCACATTGCCCTTCTTGCTCAGCACCTGGCTGACGCCCTTCTCGGGGATGAAGTAGCCCACAATGTCACGGTGAGCCTTGATGCAGCCACGCGCCATGACAAGGAACCACAAATCCGCCTCAGCAATCTTGCTGTGCTGAAAGCCCAACAGCTGCTCCGCTGTGAGCCTCAGCACAAACTGCTGCTGTGCTGCACTGATGAACAGCACCTCGCTGTCAGGATCTTCCTTCTCAAGCGCACGCCTGAAGTGGAGGGGCATGACACACATCCTGTCTCGCACAAATAGCGCCTGCCCAAGGCTCTGACCATTGCACAGCACCTTATAGGTGTTGGCATAGGTTATATCCTGTCTCACGTCACTCGGCGGGGTGCCGAGCTGTTCGCGGGGCATGGGCCTCTTGTACTTAAACTCCTCCTGCTTGGGCTTACCCTCACTGTGGACACTCTGCTCCTGTGGCCTGCCAAAGAACAGCCAGCTGATGGAATCCCACATGAAGCTCAAGAGCCTCTTTGCGGAATCAAAAGCAAACTTGACAAACTTGCAAGCCTGGTCCGCGAGCGTGCGAACACCTGGCACAAGCACAGCAGCACCACATGCAAGGGTCAAGGCACCAAGAGCAACCCTTCCAGCAAGGAGCAAGCGCTCCGCAATGGGGGAAAACTCTCGCTCCAAGCTCAAGGGCACAGGGCCCTCATCCTCACTGCTGGGAATGTCTGCCTCCAGAACATCCGCATTCTCCAAACCCGCCTGTGGGCTAGGGAGAGTGGGGTTCTGCGCAATGTACCTCGCAATAATGGCAGCATGCTCCTCAAGGGCCTTGACCTCCTCTTCGTGTGACTCAGTGCGCCGGCGCAAGTCTGCGGCCATGCGGAATATCACTGGACACATGGGCTCCCAGTTGTCCTGGGGTAAGCCTCTGAAATCATGCTTAGAAACCTGCCATGCCTCCCATGGGAAAGCCCGCACCAAGTCCTCCAATGTGTGGGGCCTCTGTACAGTCTCTGCAAGACGGCGCGCGCGCTCAACCTTCAGCTTGTCATAATCAAGCCGACCATTGGGTAGCTTGTAGCCACCCTCTGGGTCCAAACGCATGGTGTAACCATACGCAATGCGGCGCACAACCGCCTCAGGATGCCTCACATCGCCTGACACTGCATCGAGCACATTGTACTCGTTTGTCGTGCCAAGAATCAAGGGCGAGTCAAAATAATAGCGTCCCTTGCTCTCAACATCAGCAAAGTTCAGTGGGTACGCCCAACTGTTGATGGCGCTAATGAGAGCCATGCCCTCATTGCCCTCAGCTCCGGGTTGCGTGCGCCGCTGAAATGCGTCATCCATCACGTACACAGTCTGGCCCATGTAGCCATTCCAGTACTGAGAATCACCCTTCTGCCACATGTGCTCAAGCACCTTGCCATCTTTGGCAAAGCCACCAAGCATAGCAACACTGCTAGCCAAGCTGACAAGACACGTGGTCTTGCCAATGCCGGATGCCCCAGCGAACAGAGCAAACATTGGCTCTTGGCGATAGCACTTGGAAGCCATGATAGCACCACGGTGGCACTGCATCCAGCTGGAAAGCTTATCCAGATAGCGGTCAATGTGTCCGCGGTGTGCAAAAGCGTGTGTGCGTTGTTTAAGCGCCACGCCATCGCGTGCAACCTCAAGTGCCTGCCGAACTTGCGAAGCACTGGGGTTACCTGCGATGACCATGTCCTGCACAGCATCCACCTTCCTCGTCCAATCTGAGATCTCCCTCTCAACTTGGCCAACCAAGCGAATCTCCTCCTTGCCAAACATGCGCAAAGCGGCATTCACAACGCCGTCTAACACAGTGAGCGCGTTATCAAAGAGCCACTCGAGCCCTGAGCCTGTCTTCTCAGCAAGGGAAACCCTCCGCATGAGCTCAGGTACAATCCTACCAGCATTTATGTCTGGCATCCACAGCGTGGCCACAAGCGTGGCGAAAAATGACAGGCTGCTCACACCTGCCTGCTCCTGCACCTCGGCAGGAGCAACGAGCCGCGTGACACGTGAGTCAACCCCACATGACGTGGATGCCCACTCACACAGACCATGGAGAATCCCCATGGCGACTCCGCTGCACTTCAGCGCCCACAAGAACGCTGCGCAAATGAACTGATACAGAGCACCAGCACATTCACGCACACTGTCAAAGAACTTTGACACTCCTTGAAACATGCGCAGCATGAAACCTGCTGTGTCCGAAACGGCACTAACAGCAGGAACAGCAGTCGCAGCCAAATGCTCCACGGTAGCAGTAGCATACCGTAGATCACGAATGGCATCATGAACCTCAACAGGAATGCGTGAGCACGCCTGAACGGCCTCAATGGTGCGCCCATAAGCCGCATGGGCACTGGAAAATCCTCCATACATGTATGTACCTGCCGTTGCCGCTGTCAAAGCGGCAAGCCCAACTGCAGCGGTGCGAACACCCGCCTGCTCGTCAGGGAAGTCACACTTGTAAGTGCGCTCCCCCCGAATAATGGCCTCCCGCTCATCTTTACTCATGCTCTTCCACTTCATATGTGCACGCTTACGCGCACACTCGCGTTGAATTGCCTCACGCTTAGCGCGCTGCTCAAAATTTTTAAGACTGGTAGACATTTTGCATAAATATTCATAGAGTTGGGAGACCATACTTGGTCAACGAGTTGGTGTGTTCCCCACCAACTGGGCAAATATGATGAAATGCACGAAATGGGGAATGTGAAACTCTTGGCATGATAACTCCAAGAGTCCAAGAAAATTTGAATGAGAGTTACTAGTGGGAGAAACCACCTGCATACTTGCGATCGCACAAAAGTGATGGAATTCGGTAAAAAGAAATCTAAATTCAAGCCGACGTTCCGGAGAAGGTTTGCAGCCTTGTCGCACCGTTAGCCTGCAGGCCAAGTTCATGACCTGCAACTTATAAAGCACTATCCCTAGTCGGTCAACCATCCAATAGAACTCAAATTACTTACTAAACCAGCACAACAAGTGCTGAGACAAGCAGGAACTTTCAAACAAAGATGCCACAATATGTGACACCAAAGAAAAATATGATATGCGCTAAAACAGCGCGTTTTAAAATAATCATTGGAAACCTCAAATAGTACTTCGGTCAACAACAAAACAATACGGCATTAAAACAGGGCATCACGCAAAACCTCGGAAGGTAATGCATTACTTATGCCAATCCCTGCAAGTTAAAAGTGGGGCTCGGAAGCCACTCACTTGCACTCTACGTAACGTCGCTACACGCACATTGTTAACCACCTTGTGAAAGTGGGCAAAAGAAAACCATAGTATACCCG